CTCTGCCAGCCAAAACATCGTCTGCCTTTACGACGGCGACGTGGACCTGGGCAACGGCCTGACCGCGAGCCAGATTTACAGCGAGCAGCTTCAGCTTTGTCAGGCATTCCAGGCGGCGGGCTGGAAGGTGGTGAGTTCCAGCCTGAGCAATCACAATTATGCGGGCGCGCAACTCACCGTCTACAACCAATACAACGCGTTGCTCCGGGCAACTCCCATCGGAGATGCTTTTGCCGACATTGCTGCCAACCCGATCTTTGCCACTTACACTCCGGCTTACATGTCAGACACGAGCCATCCGAACAACGCAGGGCACGCCATCTTGGCTCCTATTTTTGAGGCGGCCATTCTTTCCCTGTTGGGTGGCGGTGGCGGGGCTCTGTCGATCACCAGCAACACTCTGCCCGGCGGCACGGTGGGCACTGCGTATTCGCTTTCCCAGGCCGCCAGCGGCGGGGCCACGCCCTACACCTACTCGGCGGTCGGCCTGCCAGCAGGCCTCTCGATCAATCCAGCCAATGGGATGATCACCGGAACGCCAACGGCAGCAACGGGTGGTGCCGTGGCCGTCACGATTACGGCGACCGACTCAACGACCCCAACGCATCAGAGCGCATCCACCACCGGCCTCACCATCACTATCTCTGCCGCTGCGCCTCTGACGATCACGAACAACGCGCTTCCAGCCGGTGTTGTGGGGACCGCATACAACGCCTCCCAGACCGCCAGCGGCGGCGTCACGCCGTATACCTACTCGGCCACCGGGCTGCCGGGTGGACTCTCGATCAACTCCGCAACGGGCGCGATTACGGGCACGCCGACGACAGCGGGTGGCCCGACGGCAGTCACCATCACGGCGACCGATTCGACCACGCCCACGCACCTGACGGCTTCCACCAGCGGCTTGACGATTACCGTCACGAGCGGCGGCGCGGGCGGCACGATCAGCTTCGCGCACCAGAATAACCCGGCTGATATCACGGGGTCCGCAGCGTATGCCTGCGCGGCCACCACTGCGGGCAATGCGATGCTCTTCATTCTCGCTTTCCGGGGCAGCGCGACTGACAGCGTTACATCCATAACCGGCCTGGGAACCGCTACACAGGCTCCCGGTTCGCGGTCCGTCTCAACTGCAGATGGGCGCGCCTCGGAGATATGGCAGTGCCTGAACATACCGGGCGGGGTCACGAGCGCCACGATCAATCAGACCGGGACGGGAATCGTAACGGTGATCGGCATCGAGGTGGCAACGACGATCGGGCATTTTGCATTTGATGCAGCCTCCGCTGTTACCAACGCGACCGTCACCACTGCGGCATGTACGGGCGCGCCAATCACCACAACAGGATCGAAGGATTTCGTGATGTGCTACGTGGCATCCCTGGGGATAACGGCCTTTGGAGTTGTTTCATCGCCGCTGGTCGATACCGGGCTCCAGGACTTCCACGGAAATCCCTATTATTTGATGCTGAACTTAACGCCTCAGACGTTCACACCAACGGTGCAAGTAACCGGCTTCCCGGCTGCTTACCACTGGTCGACAGCCGCCTGGACCACCCAATAAAGGAGCACGTTAAAAATGGGAAAAAGAACATCGACCTGTCCGGACATCTACGGTCGCGCAGATGTCGAATTCGAAGACATGCCAAGCGGCACCATCGACGTGCTTCCAGGCTTCTTCATCATCCTGAGTCCGACCGCAGCGAACTTCGCTCTGCTTCCTCCGGTTTCAGCATCGGACGATGGCAAGAAGCTCGAAATCATCTCGCGGACTCCTTACGCACACACCATCACTTCATCGCCCGGAGCGTTCAACACGAAATACCAAATCCTGACGATGAACGGCCACGTTGGCAATAGCGTGATCCTCACGGCGCTCGACGGCTTCTGGTTCGCGCCCACGTTCGCCAAGGATACAGACGGGGGCGGCGTGACTCTGAGTAACCCAAAGAAGCCAGAGGAGCAGCATCCGGATCATCAGGCCAATGCCAAAGCCTCCGGCAAACACAAGTAAGGGAGAAAAAGTATGCCTTTCCTGTTCGAACTCATCATCGCCCTAGTGATCGTCGGGCTGCTCCTCTGGCTTCTCCAGATGGTTCCGATGGATCCGGCGCTCGCACGAATTATTCGGATCCTCGTGATTGCCGCAGTGATCATCTGGCTGCTCTATGTTCTCGGCGGAGTCCTGGGCCTCGCGCCGCATCGGAGTTAGAAGTTCCATGTACGATACCTGCGACCGCTGCAGACAAGAACTGGCCTGGGAGCACGGCAACCCGCCCGGGCAGAGCGTGCTGGTCATCTGCATGAACTGCGGATTCGAGAACACCCGCGTCCTGCAGCCATCCGAAGCCGCAGTGGTCGGTCCGGACGAGACCGCGACGCTGCAGCCTGCTCAGGAAACCGCCGTGCTCCGGGCACACGAAATGCGACGCCGCAGACGGAAAAAATAGATGGGCTATTGCAGGCAGACTTCCCTCCCGGCCTCTGAACCAGTGACCGTCACGGACGCGCGCCTCTTCATGAGCATTCCCGACACCTGGACGGAGGAGGACGTGTTCATCGCGGACTGGATCTCCGCTGCCCGCGAGCAGGGCGAGATCATCACCGGGCGCGGCCTCGCGCAGCGGACCTGGACGCAGGTGCTCGACAGCTTCCCTTACTACACCGACACGATCCAGAGCCAGTCCGCCTATCCACCGGCCTACTACAGCCTTCCGCGGTATTCCTCGACGCTGTGGAATTACTCGCAGATGATCAAACTGGCTTACCCTCCGGTGATCAGCGTCGAAGGCATGGTCTACGTCGATAGCAGCGGCAACACCGCGACACTCGAGCAGGACGTCGACTTCGTGCTCGACCGCGTCACCGAACCGCCGCGAATCTTTCCGCTGCCCGGCCAGTACTGGCCCGCGTCGATGTACGTGGCGAATTCCCTGCAGATCAACTTCACGGCGGGCTACGATCCGGACCCCACCAAGATCGACACGCACGAGGTCATCACCACGCCGCCTTCGTTCCAGCAGAACAGCTCCACCATCGTCTCTGGAATTCCACGGACGCTGAAGCTCGCCATTCTCAATCTGGTCGCCTTCTGGTATGAAAATCGCGGCGCGGTGGGTCTGGTGCCCGCCAACATCGAACGGATGTTTATGCAGCACATGATGCTCGACTTCTGTGGGACGCGCGGATAAGCGATGCCGGTCCTGAGCGAGTTCGTCAAAGTCGTCAACGGGTGGCCGACCATCGAGGTGGGCCGCATGCGCCATCTGGTCACGATCCAGGTGTTCGGGCCGGGCTCGCCGCCCGCCTATGACGCCGGTGGCCTGCTCGGTACCTGGACGACCTTCGTGACGGCCAAGGCGGCTATGAATCCGGTGCGTGGCCTCGACACCGTGCGCGGCGGCCAGACCACCAGCATGGTCTTTATTCCGGTGGCGATCCGGTTCGTGCCTGGGGTCAACGCCGGGATGCGCCTCGTCACTGCGTACGGCGACACCTACATCATCCAATCCGTGGCCAACGTCATGGCGGTGAACCGGGTGCTGGTTCTCAATTGTCTGGCTCTCAACGATGACTCCTCTCCCTAACATGCCGACCGCACGACCGCTGGTCACCGCGCTCTGCCTGACCCGTAACCGGCGCTCCTGGCTGCCGCACGCGATCGCCTGCTTCCTGCGCCAGGACTATGAGCCTCGCGAAATGCTGATCCTGGCGGACGGCGAGGACGTCGCGGACCTGATTCCCAACGACGCCCGGGTGCGGCATGTGCGCATGGTCGACGGCTACTACACCATCGGCGGCAAGCGCAACGCCGGAACGCTCCTCGCACGCGGCGACATCATTGCGACCTGGGATGACGACGACCATTCCGAACCGGAACGCCTAACAGATCAGGCGGACGTACTCATGCACTCGCCCGCGCAGGTGACCGGCTACCAATCCATGCGTTTCACGGACGGCGATCGTTGGTTCTTGTACACCGGCGTCGCGGCGCTGTGCGTGGGCACCTCGCTCTGCTACCGGCGCGAGTGGGCGCTGGCGCATCCCTTCGAAGACAAGCAGATTCACGAAGATCTGGCATTCACGCTGGTCGCGGGCCAAGCCCAGGTGTTCGCCGTCTCGACGCGGCTCGACCTGATGCACGCCAGCATACATTCCGGCAACACCAGCCCACGCCCGGTGGACGAAACCAGCAATTGGTCGCGGTGTGAACCGCCGCACTATTCGTGGAGAAGGCACGCAGTGGAGGCCGCCGCATGTTGAGCGTGGTCATCTCCAGCCGGAACGCGCGGAACCTGATGGCCTGCGTCAAACGCGTGGTCGAGCGGGATCCCAGTGTCGAAATCATCGTCCTGGACGACGGCTTCGCGCGGGCGCGCGAGGATGTTGATTTCCTCGAGGAACACTGCGCCATTTACCCGGGCATCAAACCGTTTATTTTCGCGCGGAACTGCAACCAGGGAATCGCGTATGCGGGGCGCAACGACGTCCTGCTGCTCAACGACGATGCCCTGCTACTGACGCTGGGAGGCTTCACAGCGCTTCAGCACCTCGCCAGTACCCAGCCGGGCTACGGCATCATCGCGGCGGCCTCCAACAACGTGGGCAACCTCAACCAGAACCCGCGCGACATCGGCCTGCGCGACGACCGTATGGTCTGCTTCGTCGCGGTCCTGATTCCACGCCGTACGATCGGAGCGGTCGGCCTGCTGGATGAACGATTCGGCGGCACCGACTCCTCCGGCGCTCCGATCTACGGGTGGGAGGACAACGACTATTGCCGCCGCGTCCGGCTGGCTGGCCTGCGCGTGGGTATTTACGACTACTGCTACGTCGATCACGCGACGCTGACGCCCACGTTCCGCGCGGACGGCTATATGTCCATCGCACCCGGGCGCAAGGTGTTTCTTGAGAAGTGGGGAGGCCTCGAGGCGTGAAGTGTACTTTCATCGTCTCTGCGTTCGACCGGCCTGACGCGCTGGCGTGCCTGCTCTACTCGCTCAAGATTCAGACAGAGCGCGACTTCCAGGTGATCGTTTCAGACAACGGCGGCAGCCCGGAAATGTTCAACGCGGTCAAAAAGCTGGAGGACAGCCGGTTCCGCTACATCGACATGCTTTTCAGCAACTGCTACCAATCGTCGAACGGAGTGGTGCGGTTCGCCAGCGGGGAGTACCTCTGCTTTCCGTCCGACGACAACTACTACGTGCCGCAGTTCCTGGAGCTGATGCTCAAACCGCAGGCCGACCTGATCTATTGCGACATGCTCTACGACCCACGCTTGACGGGCAGTTACGCGCCGGTCAACGTCGGGCCGGGCCGGGACATCGACAAAGGGGGGTTCCTGGTCCGGCGGGACTGTTTCCAGCCGTTTCCCTGGGAGCGCGAGGATGGCCTGCGGATGGCCGATCACTTTCTCATCAACGATCTGGTCAAAGCAGGCCTGAGCTGCGCCAAGGTGCCGGGAGTGTTATGGGTCCACAACTAATCGGGCGCATCGCTTTCGGCCCAGCGGCCTCGCGCACGCCTTCGGCACTGCCACCGCGTTTGACGCTCGTCGTCGTGGGCAAGGACACTGCGGAGTTCTCTGGCTTCACGCCATCTGTCGACCGGATGCCGGTGACGATCATTCGCGTTCCAAATACGGCGGGCGAGTCGCTGGCCGCGATCGGCAACCGCTTTCTGGATGCCGCCTGGACGCCCGTATTCGGCCTGCTGCACGCCGACGTGTACCTGGGCGCAGGTGCCCTCGAGACCTTCGCGACGATCGCTGCCAAGGGCTTCGTGACTGGCATCGTCGGCATTGATCTGAACCGGCACTACCGCTGGTGCCACAACACATGCCTGCAGGTGAAGCGGGATGGTTCGATTGAAGACGTGCCGGGCCCGGTGTCGACGCTGGACTCCTGCTCCGTGTTCTTCCGGACGGACTCCGGCCTGCGCTTTGACGAGGCGACCTTCGACAGCTTCCACGGCCATGTGGAAGACCTCTGCCTGCAGGCGGCCACGCGGGGAATTCCGGTGGTGGTGCCGAGTGCAGACGCGCACCATTTGGGCGCAACCACGTTCGATCCGGACTGGCAGGCGCAGTGCCGCTTGTATCGGGACCGGCTGCGCGCGAAATGGCCGGGAGTGGAGTTCCAGGCGACATGACCGGCCTCATGCGGGTGAGGAACGAAGCGCGCTGGATCGCCCGCTGCGTCCGGTCGATCCTGCCGGTGTGCGATCGCGTGGTGGTGATGGACGACCACTCGACCGATGGCACCGCCGAAATCT